CCCTCGCCTGGTACATCATTGAGGAGCTGGATACGAAGAAGTATGCTCCGGCTGCACCTACACCGTCTGCACCTGTTGGTAGTTTGGCGTGGCGCAACAAGATGCGCAAACGTAAGATGGATCAGGATGGTCTTGACGTAGTTTCATCGAAAGGTTGGTAACATGAGTTTGAGTCAGCAGAAGTTCGACAGGCTAGTAGAGAGCGCTGAGTGGTCCCGGCGCTCCATGAAGTTTCAGCGCGAAAAGCGCATTGACAACATTCGTCAGTACATGGGATTTCATCACGTAGAGGACGGGGCGCCGAAGAGGTTGCCATTGAATTTCATCAAGATCATCACGACGGTGCTGTTGAGGCAGCTCGCTGCCAGGGCGCCGAGGGTGATGTTCACGACGACGAATCGGCGACTCAGACCTACGGCTGTCGCGTTTGCCGAGGTAGTCAATCAGGTACCGGAAGAGATCAATCTGCAGCGCACACTGCGCAAGATCGTCATGGAGGCGATGTTCACGGTAGGCATTGCTAAGGTCGGCCTGTATACTGTCGGCGAGTGCTTGAATGAAGAGTGGGGTGAGCTGTTCGTCGACTGCATTACCTTCGACGATCTGGTCCTCGACATGACCGCTCGCGATTGGTCGAATCTGCAGTACATCGGGAACGATTACTGGGCCGACTACGAGAAGCTGAAGGAGAACAAGCGGTACAAGGCTCACACTTCCGACATCGAGCCTGACGAGTATACCTCACTCAACGAGGACGGCGGTGAGCGTGCTGAGCATATCGCTCAAGATGGCAATGCGGTTGCGTATCGAGAGCGAGTAAGGATGCGAGATCTGTGGTTGCCAGGAGAGGGCAAGGTAGTTTCGTATGCCGTGACCTCAAAGAAGCGTCTGGACGAAGTGGATTGGGAGGGGCCAGAGATGGGTCCCTACTTGAAGCTAGGCTACGACGACGTGCCTGGTAACCTACTCCCGGTCGCTCCAGTCAGCGGTTGGCGTGACATTCACGACTCAGAGAACATCCTGCTCCGTAAGGTGCTGAAGCAGGCCGAGGACGAGAAGACCGTGTACGCTTTCGCCGGCGGGAACACCGAGGCGGTCGAGGCGTATAAGGCAGCTAGAGACGGGGATGCGATCAACTATACCGGCCCGCAGCCTTCAAGGATGGCGACTGCCGGAGTGAATACCACGACGCTCGGCCTGGTACTGCAACTCAAGGCCCTCCTCTCCTGGGCTGCCGGCAACATTGATGCGCTTGGCGGACTTGGTCCGCAATCCGACACCCTCGGCCAGGATCGTCTGATTGTCCAGACGGCAAGCGCTCAGACGAGCGACATGGCTGCGGCGGTCATCGACTTTGCGAAGGATCTGTTCAAGTCGATTGCATTCTACGAGTGGAACAACCCGTTGTCCAAGCGTATGATCAAACGGAAGATCCCTGGAACGAGCATCGATATCATCATTCCGTGGGACAAGAGGTACAAGAAGGGGAGTCTCGAAGACTTCAACCTCAAAGTGGACGTGTTCTCAATGCAGGACAACTCGCCGTCGACTCAGTTGAACAAGCTGGCGATGATGCTGCAGCAATTCGTGCTGCCGATGCAGCCTGCTATCGAGGCGCAAAACGGAGTCATTGACGTGCAGGCGATCCTGCAGAAGGCCGCGAGACTGTCGGACTTCGGCGACCTGGAAGACATCGTGGTGTTCATGGAACAGTCATCTCAGCCAGAGGGAGCTGCTGCTTCCCCGGCGCCGCCAGCGACGCCTCGCCCGGCCGCTCGGCAGCCGCAACGATCGTCCGAAGATCAGGTCATGGCTGCTCTTATTGCGCAGGGAGGAAGAAATCAGGTCGGGCAGGGCCAGTAACCTAGATCAACTTTTCGATGTAAGTAGCGAACCCGTATAAACTTATACCCTCGCCACTCTGCCGGGGTATAAGAATTATGCGGGTTTTGCTGCTTTTTCATGGTATACTAGTAGTAGGGAACATGTTGATAGAGGAGCCACCATGCCTAACTACTGCTACCGGACTCCCGACAGAGAGATTCACGAGCTGTACTTCCCATTTGGGAACGCTCCCGAGTTCGTGATGATCGATGGGGAGAAGGCAATGCGAGACATCAGGGCTGAGATTTGCAGACAGTCTGTATCCGTGAAGGGCGGATCTGGACATGTCTCCCGCACTTGGCCGCAGACCTGCGTTGCATCGGGGGTCCACCCCGAACAGGCTGGGCAACTGCGAAATTACCTGAAGGACCGCGGAGTTCCGACTGAAGTGACACCAGCGGGAGATCCTGTTTACACTTCCGCCGCTCACAAGAAGAAGGCCCTGAGAGCGCGGGGCATGTGCGATAAGAGCGCTTTCTGCTAACCACCCGGAGAGAATGATGCCACTGAGCCCAGAAGCTGCTGATGCGTTGACGCAAGAGATCAACGAAGTTCTTGACAAACAAGAGGCAGAAGCTCCAAAGGAGGAACCGACCGCCGAGGCGAAGTCTCCAGAGGACGATGCGATCAAGGAGGAGTCGAACGAGGACAAGGAAGAGGAGGTCGAGGAATCTGCCGAAGAGGAAGAGTCGAAGGAAGGTGATCAGGAAGAGAGTGACGAAACAAGTTCGGCCGAGCAGAAACCGGCCGCTCTCGATAACAGGCTTCTTGCCAGGGCCGCAGCCGCTGGTATTGCTTTGTCCGATGCGAGATCGTTCCCGGACAATGATAGCCTTTTGGAGTTTGTTTCTCAGGTTGAAAGCCACGCTGAGCAAGCGCGACTTGCTTATGTTCAAGAGAAGGAATTTGAACAGGCTGTGGTTGACGATCCCCTGGACAAGCTCCCCAAGCTGAATCCCGAGGAATACGAGCCGGAGGTTTTGGAGTACTTCAAGCAGCTTACCGACATCGTGAAGGCGCAGCGTGAAGCACTCGAAGCATTCCGTGCTGAAATTCAAGGGACGCAGCAGACTGTGTCTGAGGGCAACCTTCGTGAGTTGACCGACTGGTACGATAAGCGTATCGGTAGTCTCGGGGAAGAGTACAAGGAGCATGTTGGTACAGGCAAGTACCACGATTTGTCTCCTGTTTCTTCGCAAAGACGAGTCAGGGATCAGATTGCTGAGCGCATGAGTGTTTTGACGCTTGGCTATCAGAGCGCTGGATTGCCGTCTCCCTCTCGCGAGGATCTGTTCGATGCAGCCGTCAGCATGGTTTTGAAGGATGTGCCAGTGAAGGCGCACGAAAAGAAGTTGGCGGGGACCCTGGCAAAGCGATCTAAGCAGCACCTTAACCGCGGAAGCGGTGGTGCATCGCGGAGTCGCGACACACAGGATCCGGAAAAAGAAGTGGCTGCGATGCTGAACGAGAAGTTCTCGTTCGGATAAGCGCTAGTAACTAAACCAAAAGGGGCAACCTGATGAGTTTGAGCTATACGGAAATCGACGATGCTGTCCTGCTGACCCAAGAAAACTTGGTCAAGCGAGGCGCGTTCGTTGATCTGCAGACCGATCTGCAGGACCACGTTGCGGTTCGTGAGATGTGGAAGACCCGGACGAAGAAGTTCTCCGGTGGAGATTACTGGGAGTGGTTCGCTCAAATCGACCACAACCACAGCGCTCGGCCGGTTGGTCTGTTCGAGACTGATGGTTCCAGTATCACGGACACGATGATTCGTGGGCGGGTTGAGCCGCGTCACGTCAATGCGCACTACATCTACGACCTCCATGAGCCCGCCTTCCAGAAGGGTGGAGTGGCGATCGTTGATCTCGTGAAGACTCGTTACGTCGCCATGATGGTGTCGTTGTACGAGGCCCTGGAAGGCTATCTGTGGTCGAAGCCGGCCAGCTCCAGCGACGTGAAAACCCCCTACGGGGTCACGTACTGGATCATCAAGAACGCGACCGAGGGTTTCAACGCTGAGAACCCGAGTGGTTTCTCCGCCGGCCGCGGTGGCATCGACAGCACGACCTACACGCGCTGGGCGAATTGGGCCGACGACTACGTCGAGGTCGCGAAGGAAGACCTCATCCGCAAGATGCGGAAGGCTCACCGGCAGATTAAATTCCGCTCTCCGGTTTCGCATGCCACTCCCGATCTCGGGAACATGCGCAACGGTATCTACGTTGGCGATACCGTGATCGGTCTGATGGAAGAGCTGCTTGAGAAGCAGAACATGAATCTGGGCAATGATCTCGCCAGCAAGGACGGTCGGACGATGTTCAAGTCGACTCCGATCACGTATGCTCCGAAGCTTGACGACGATACCCAGAATCCGGTTTACCTGATCGACTGGTCGGTCATGGCGATCGGCGTGTTGGACGGCTGGGAAAACCAGATGACCGCGCCCTACATGGTGCCGGGCATGCACAACGTCCGTCGTGTTGACATCGACTGCACGTTGCAGATGATCTGCACCGACTTGCGCAAGCAGGCCGTGCTGCACAACGCTTCGTAACACGGAAGTCTGACTGAACTTTCACTTCACTTTAGGAGTTTCTAAATGAGTCTTTCGCAAGCGATCAATGCTCCGCTCAAAGTCGGGCGTACTTTCTCCGAGTGGGTTTGGTACGCGAGCAATGCTGCTCTGAACGAGGGCGAAGCGGTTTGCTACAATTGGGACTACGGTACCGCAGCCAGCTTCGATGGAAGCAGGCTCAACCGTGTCGAGACCCCCAGTACCACGAACGCTCAATGGTTCGCCGGTGTGGCTGCTCGCGCTTACAGCGCTGTGTCCGGTGGACAGTTGATCGAAATCTACAAACCCGGAAGCGTCTGCAACGTCTGGTCCGGCGCCAGCACCACCATCGGTGTCGGCCTGATCACGTTTGACGTGACCTCATCCTATGAGGGTTTCTTCCGGTACGAGGGTCTGGAAGGTCGCGGATCGGCCATTCCGCTTCAGACCGTGGACCGCAGCTCAACCGCCGGCCTGTGCCAGGCGTTGCTGCTCGACGGCCCGGAGAGTGGTGGGGTCGAAGTCGTGCAGTTGGTCGACAACACTGCGTTCGTCATGATGGTCGGTGGTACCAGCTTGCTGGTGGGCGCCGCCTGTACTGTCGGTTCTCCTTCCGAGGAGATTCTGGACGGTACCATCGAGGGCCTGCGCAAGAAGGTTGAGATCATCACCACTGCGGTGACGTCCAACGAAGCCAGTGTTCAGATCGAGAATGATGACGGTCGTCAGTCTGACGGCAGCTACGATCTGGCCGCGGTCGCCCTCGGGGCGATTGGTGATCAGATCACGCTCGTTTGGCGTGGCGCTCAGTGGATCCTCACGTCGAACGTCGGCGGGACCGAGTCCTAAGCGTAGTCGGGGGCAGGGTGGATGGCCGTAAGGGATCTGGAGTTCTCTCTTCCTCCAGATCCCTGCGGCCCTACGTACTAACCGGAGAACGCGAATGGCCGAGAGTGGACTGAGCATTTCGTACCCTGACCTTCAGGCGGAGGTTGGGCAGTTCCTTGGCGTTGGCCGTACGCCTGGCAATTTTGGCGCTGATGACGACTCTCTGATAGATGCGATCATTCAATCGGGGGTACGACGTGTATATTATCCGCAGGCGGCTAAAGGCATTGAGGAAGGGTACGAATGGTCGTTCTTGCGACCGTCAAGTACACTTTACCTTGGTGCCGATGGGACGGATGGTTCGGTATCCACTACGACCTTCGATTCTGCGACGCACACTGACTGGACTACTTACGGGATCGTTGCTGGTACTGACGAGGTTACTATCTCTGCTGGTACTGGTCCTACGTTGGATGACTATGCCATTTCGCTCGTTACTGCGGGGACGCTGACTCTGTCGTCTGCACCAGGCGATGGGACAAGTTTGACTTTCTTCGTAACGAGGGCGACAGCCAACTACGATCTGCCGGATAGCTTCAATAGGGTAATCGGACTGTTTCATCATGCGGCTGATCAGCATCTGCCGCCTGTCGAGATAGTCACCGAGAGCAGTATTCTTCAGTTTCGGGCGCATGGAGATTACACCGGAGCTCCGAGGTTTGCTGCTGTGCGAGAGAAGTCTTGTACTGGCTCGACGGGGCAGCGCCGAGAGGTTCTGTTCTATCCTCGGCCAGACAAGGCTTACGTCATGACGTATTCGTTCGAGGCGTACAGCGGTGCTTTAACGGACGAACTTCCGTATCCCCTTGGCGGGATGCACATGAGTGAGCTGTACATCGAGAGCTGCCTGGCCGTTGCCGAGCAGCGTGTGACTGAGGAAGCCGGCTTGCATACTCGCCTCTTCGAGGCATTGCTCGCTGATAGAATAGCTCGCGATCGTAAGCGCGGCGGAATGAACTTCGGAAACGTGGGAGACGTCGAGGATCTTGAGGATAGTAGACGAATCTTCAGACGTGGGTACATCGGATCCACGTACGAGATAACTTACAACGGAGAGTCGGTCTAATGCCGAAGTTCAATGAGGCTGCGTTTAGGACTTGGTATTTAAGATATGCAACAGCACTCGGTCTGAATCCAAATCCAGATGATCCACGTCATTTCTATGATTGGAGGGCTGCTTATGCTGCCGGAGCCAAACCGGATGAGACTGGACATTGGCCATCTAAGTTTAAGCTCGAAGGGCATCCACGCTTGATACTTAATGGTATCGATACAAGAACAGGAAAGGCTGTGACAGTGCCGAAGAAGAAAGAAACGAGGGAGCAAGCTCTCGCTAGACTGAAGCGTGAAGCCGCTGGCTCTACGCTGTATCCGGGTAAAGGGACGTCGGCGAAGCCGACGAAGCCTGCAACCGGGAGGTACGGAGTTCCTCAGACTACCGTCGACGCTGCCGCTGCTCGGCGCGCCGGCTATACCAGTGGACTAACCGGGCTGCAAAAGCTCAATGAAGTCCTCAATCAGAAACCCAATAGTAAAAGGAAGCCGTAACATGTCAGCGTCTGCAGTAACTTTCAGTGCAGCCACTTCGACCTTGCTCATTGCGGCTGATGAGTACCGCGATCATGTGTTGATTCAACTGTACAGCTCTGCCAATCCGGTTTATCTTGGATTTGGTGAGGCTGCCGTTGCATCGACTGGGATCGCGTTGATGTTTCCAGGAGACTGCGTGAAAGTCCGCGGTCCAAAGGCCAGGAAGGCGATCTATGGTATCGACGCAGGCGCAAATGCTGTGGTCGGTATCGAAACCAAGGAAGAGGTCGAGTACGTTTCTGGTCAGTTTGCCGGGCCGTGGCCGGCTTCATAAGCAACACAAGGGGCTAACAAATG